TTATTGTGATTTTGTTGTGAATTATTTAAATTTTAAGTGTCGAAAATTGACATAAAAGGTTTAAAAATGCAGAGAGCAAAAGAAAAATATTTCGCGACGAAAGAAGGCAAGTTCCAGGCAGGGAACCCGACCACTGGCCAGCCTGCAACTGCTCCGGGACCTGAATGGATGAACGCTGTCCAGGAAGAACTTTGCGGCGTTATTGAGGCCGCTGGAATCACTCTTGACGACAACAACAATGGCCAGCTGAAATCTGCCATCGAAAAGATGCTCAGCAATGTTTCTTCCAGTTTAACGAGAGCAATCAACAAAGTTTCTTCCGATTTGACGAACGTAATCAATCAAGTAAAATCCTCCAAGGAAGATACGATTGAAACCGTGGCTTTCTTTGTTGATGATGACGCGACGCAGCCGCCGCCTCGACTGACTTGGCAATACAAAGATAGATGGACGGTTGGCCAGGTTAAGCGCGTCATTATGACAAACGCCGAACGGAATGGCACTGCAATTCCGGTTTCTGCTGAAAATGATTCAATCTTCAATGTTACTTTCTACAAGAACTGCTATCGTGAATTCAGGTGTATTGGCGAAAGGGCAATTGGCGGTATTCAGTACGCAATTCTCCAAATCAACGGCAATTTTAATTAGCGATTAGGGGGTTGGCATGAATGAAGCTTTCGCAACGTTATTCTCCAATGCCGGGCCAGTTGGTTGCGTCATTATTGGCTGCTTTGCGCTGACTGCTGTCGGCTGTTTTGCTGTCTATAAGTTCATCAACTCACAGCGCAAGGAAAGCCGCCAGGAAATTGATTCCAAGTACAATAATCTCGAAACAAAATTTGCTGTTCTCGAGGAACGCGTCAAGAATTGCGAGTCTGACTTGAAGGATGGCACTTTGCGCTTTGGGTCGTTCGATGAATCGTTGAAGAACATGCAGACTGAAATGGGGAAAATGTCTTCCGAGGTCAAAAGCCTTACGGAAAAATTTGATTTGTTTCTTCAAATGCAGGGGTACACAAAATGAGTAACGTCAATGTCAAGAGCGTGATTTTCGACGGCAAACTTGAACTGGAAAATTGCGGCGGCAATGTGTATGCCCACAAGTCTTTCAACAAGATTTATGGCTATTGCCAGTACAAGGGCACTCTCTACGAATGGGAATTCTCCACGTTCGCCGGTTATCGTGGCAACTTCGCCAGCAGTCCGGACACGCCGTGCGTCCAGGCGATCGTTCCAAGCTATGTTCCGGAAGACCCAATCTACAACAAAGGTTTTGACCTTCACGACTGGCTGTATTCCGTGTGCGGCGAATTCTACAACGAAACCATGGCCAAGTACGAACGTTTTTCTCGCAACGATGTTGACGCCTTTGCAAAGGGCATTATGTACTTGAGCCCAACCGTCAAAAATACATGGAAGAACGTTCCGTTCAAATGGCTTCGCAGCTTTGGTCGCTGGCTCCGTTGCGATATTATGGACACGTCCGTTGGGCTGTTCGCCGGCGGTAAAAAACATTGGGGCAACGACTCTTATTCCAGCCGTTGCTATGCAAAAATGACTATGCGCGAGGTCAAGAGGTGAGCGCACTCGATGAATTCGAAGAGGATCTGATTATGGGAACGGATATGATCGAAAATTCCACTCCTTCTCCCACAAAGGAAAAGGGCGGCTATTACAAGCTGGCGAGCGGTGCAGAGTGTATCGACCTTGTCGACGACATTGCGGACCGTGAGAACCTTCCGGGGCGGGTGAGGATGTACGCCGGAAACGCTGTCGAGTATTTGTGGCGTTGCGGCAAAAAGCCTGGTGTGGATTGGCGGGAAGACCTGTTCAAGGCTGCAAACGAGCTTTGCCGTGCAGTGACCGGCTCCTTTATGGATTCCAAGGTCAAGGAAGCCTTCATGGCAAGGTTCCCGCGAGATATTGACCGTGACACGGAGGTTCGCCGATGATTGCAACCGTTGTTCGCCAGCAGTTTCTGGAAGACCGCACACTTGGGGAGCTCTTCGTTAACGGTAAGCATTTCTGCTACACCCTCGAAGACCCGGTCCGCGGTGCAGGCATCAAGATCAAGGACAAGACGGCTATTCCGGCCGGTGTTTACCGCCTTGACGTGAACAAGTCTCCTTCTTTTGGAAGGAACATGGTTCAGATTCTCGATGTGCCGAACTTTGAAGGCATTCGCTGTCACGGAGGAAACACCCCGGACAATACGAGCGGCTGCATCTTGATTGCGTACCAGAAGGCAGCTGGAAACAAAATCTACCAGACTGCAGAAGCTGAATTTACGAGCGTTGTCCGTAACCTGCTCGATACGGGCGACAAATGTTATATGGTCGTTGTTGACGACGTGAGAGGCACTACAGGCTGAAACGTTATCCATGGGTAACGGAATAAACTCTTGAGGCTTGAGGATTGCTAGGGAGTTTTCCCCCAGGGCTTATGCCTTGGGGTTTTTCTTTGTTTTCCACGTGGTATTCCACGTTGTTTTCAAATTCAAAAGAAAAAAAGAAGCAAAAAAAGAAAAGTAAAGGTTAATACCTTAATTCTCTATTCTATACATATAATTATCTATTCTATTATATATATTTAGCACATTTTCCACTTGTTTTCCACTTGTTTTCCACGTTGTTTTCCACGTGGTAAATTCGTTTTTAGCCTAATTTCGCCACCTTTTTTGTTTACCACGTTGTTTACCACGTTGTTTTCCACGTGGTAAATTCGTTTATAATTCTTTTTTCATCTGTTGCCTGCAGTTTTTTCCATTGGTCCGGAAGCTTTAGCGCACATCACCGATTCCTCTTGATATGATAATTGAGTTTTAAGGCCGTTTTCAGCCCGTTTCTGTCGCGGGGGCGTGTTGGTATGGGTACGGCCTAAAAACGTTCCCTGTGAGCGGCCAGCGTTCCGCGACTTGGCTTTTCTTAACCGCGGGGCCCGCCGGAGTTAACCAAATCAATATTTACGCCGTCCACAAAGTAACGGGTTGATTATCATTTTCGTGACGTCCGAAAATGGTTTTTTAGCTAAAAAACGCCAATTTTAACGGCTTTCGGGCTTGTTTCACAGTATCATTTCGGGCCTTCTGTTGGGTACTTTGGGCACGGTTTAACCCGCCAGAATGTCTCAAAACCGTCTCAAAACGTCTCATAACATGGCTTTTTGAGACAATTTTGTTAACTTTTCGCTAAAGGTTAATTGCTTTTATCGAGGTACAAAAAATGGCAAAGAAAAAGACTGAATCAATAGGCGACATGCAGATTTCCGGCAAGGGTTGTGGGCTTACGATCCTATTTTCTTTCTTGATTTTGGGGACGGTCCTTTCTTCTGGAACAAATCAAATTGTTTTTGCCCTGCTTCTGGTTGGTGCTGTTGGCCTCACGTTGTGGTTCAAAATGTACAGTGCTAACAAGGAACGCAAGCATGAGCTGGCTTTGGCTCAGGCTATGAACGCCGGACGAATCGAGATTATCTACGAAGATCGTCGATGTGATGTGTCGAAGCGCCGCATTTCTCCCATTGAAATTAAACAGACAGACGATAAGCGCTGGATGATTACAGCGTTCTGCGAGCTGCGCCATGAGGAGCGCACGTTCTATGCTGATAACATTGTCCGTGCCATAGACTGCGAGAGCGGAGAACTTATCACTGACGTTGTTCCGTTCATTCAGGCTCGTTGTTCTAAGCAATAGTGGGCACCCCCACCCCCGGCGTCAAAGGGGTTGCTAAGATTCTGTGTGCGCTCCAGACGGGTTGGGGCGAGCGCGCGGCCCGCCCATGGGGGGCACTTTTTTAGGGTTAATCTTTTTAGTGTCAATTATTGACAATTAACCTATATTTAACTTTGGTTAATAAAGGTTAATTTCATAATGGCTAATGATTTATTGCACGTCCACAAACGCGGTGAGCATGACTACACCGACGACCAGCTGAGCAACGCCAAAATCCTGGCCGATGCCATGGGTGTTTCCGGTGCTGCCGTTTCGAAGGCCATCAAGGCTGGCAGGATTAAGGACGCCTTCGAGGATTCTAGCGGTAAAGTAAAGTTTTACATCCCGCTTGCTTCTGAGCAGTTCCACGCCAACAAGGACCCGTCCAAGGTTACGACGGCGACAAAGGGCCAGAAGGCCATGGGGCTTTCCAACTTCGGGGCCCGTGCGATTGCCCAGCGTAAGCCTGGATTTGTTGAGGGAACGTCGATTCCCTTGTCCGATGAAGAGATTGTCGACTTTGCGGAATCCCGCGCAAGGCGTGAAAAGTATAATGCTGACTTGGCCAAGTTCCGATCTGAAGAACAGGCTGGGCTCCTGGTGAACAAAGAGCTTGCCGGCAACAAGGTCAAGGAAATTGCCGCCAGCGTCAAGGACCGTCTTTTGACCATCCACCTGAAGGTGGCCATTGCCGTGATGGCTCCGCTTGAAAACGCCTTGATAGAGGCTGGCTTTGAAGTTGACGGCGTTCGTGCCGCCCTGTCTAACTCCAAGATTGAATCTGTTATCGGCGAGAGCATCCGAAAGAACGTTGTTGAAAGTTTGCGCGATATTGTCCAGAAGGAAATCGATGGATTTATCGGGTAGCGAAAACATAGTCTTGAAGGATAGCCCCGAAGCAACCGTAATGGACAAAAACGTCAATTACGTTGCTTCGCAGTTCCTGGCTGGATTCTTGCCGCCACCCGACATGGGCATTGACGAATGGGCGGAAAAGTACAGAATTCTTCCGAAGTCAAGCGCCAGCGAACACGGCTCCTGGCATAATGAGCGCACACCCTATCTTGTAGAAATCATGAAGGAACTTAGCCCGCAGAGTATGGCTGAGGAAGTGGCCTTCATGAAGCCGGTCCAGGTGGGCGGTACGGAATTGCTTATCAACTTTGTTTTGTACACCATGATGTACGATCCTTGCCCCATTGGTGTTTTTGAACCTGACGAAGCTTTGACCCGTAAGCTCATGAACCGCATTACGGCCGCTGCCAAGGAAATGGGCGTTGACCGTTACTTTACCAGCGAAACGATGTATGAAAAGGGATTCCCTGGGGGCCAGCTTTATGCAGGGTGGTCTAGCTCTGAATCGCATTTGCGATCGGCCCCTATGAAGAAGGTGGCGGGCGACGAAACAGGCTCCTGGGTTAAGGACTGCGAAGGCTTCGGTGACCCTGTGGACCTGATGCGTGACCGTACCACAACTTTTGCACAGAAGAAGATTTTCACTTGTTCGACTCCTGGCGTGAACATCCCGGAGAAAAACGAGTTCTGCAGAATTTACGCCCGTTACATCGAAGGTGACCAGAGGGTGTATAAGGTGCCTTGCCCGCATTGCGGGGTTATGCACGAATTCCGCTGGAGCAACGAAGACCGCGACGGCGAACCTGGATTCTTCATCAAGTGGGACAAGGACCCTGACGGCAGGGACCTTGAAGAGACTGCCCGCATGGTGTGCCCCAGCTGTGACCAGTCCTTCAGTGAAAGCTACAAAGACGCCATTTTGAAACTGGGCCAATGGGTGCCTACGAATCCGGAAGGCCATTTTCCGTCGTTCAGGCTTAATGCTTTTTACAGTCCGTTGGGCTGGTGTTCCTGGCGAAAGATTGTGCATGTTGTTCTGGAGGCTAAAAAATCCAAGAGCAAAGAAAAGCTTCGAGTCGTTGTGAACAACTACTTCGGCGAGCCTTGGGTGGAACGTGAAGAAGAAACTATTGACACTTCGCCGCTAGAATCCCGAAAAGAATATTACGGTGCCGATGTTCCTGACGGTGTAATTGTGCTGACTGCATCCTGGGACACCCAGGACAACCGTATTGAAGCGGAAGTCCGCGGGTGGGGAAAGAACCGCGAGAACTGGGCAATCAAGAAAGAAATCTTTGTGGGCGATACCAAGGAACAGACGGACCCGTGCTGGACCCGCCTTGATGAATTCCTGCAGCGCCCGTTCCGGAAAGCGGATGGAACCGCCATGTATGTTCTTTGTGCCCTGGGTGACGCCATGGGCCATTCCACGGATGCTGTGTATGCGTTCACGGGTCAGCGAAAGAGCCGCCGTGTTTTCGCATGCGAAGGCCACAGCGACCGTTCAAAACCGTTCACCAGCTTACCGAAGAAAACGGACAAGAGCCGATTCCATTCTGCAGAACTTGTCCGCGTGTGCGTTGATATGTCGAAGGACCTTCTCTTTTCGTGGGTCAAGAATGAAAAGATCGGAACGCCGGGCTATATGCACTTTCCGGATTTGGTGGAATACAACCAAGAGCATTTCCGCCAGCTGGGTGGCGAAAAACTTGTGACTCAGGTCAGAAACGGGCGAACCGTTTATCGTTATGTAAAGACCCGTGAACGTAACGAAGCAATCGACTTGTTCGACTACCAGCTGGCTGCACTTGACCTGATGCGAATTGACCTGAATGCACTCAACCGATTTGGCGCTGCAAATCGTATAATTAACGTTGCCCCGACGGCTGCTCCTGTTGTTCCTCAGCGTCGCGGGCCAGTTCAAATTTCGAAGGGGGCCACCGTATGATCCGTTGCAGCTTTAGCGACTTTGGAAAGACTATCCAGAAGTATCATGAATCTTACTTGAAGATTGGTCGACAGTCTATGTACCAGACTTTGGAACAGCTGGCAGAAGGTAGCCGTAACCAGATTATCAAGCTATACCCGCGAAAGTTCAAGGACGAAAACGGCGTCCATAAGAACCAGGGCATTCCGAAGATGTTTACGAAGTCGAAGGTAAACAAGGAAGAAAAGAGCATTACGATGTGGTGGGCTCATAATCGTGACATTGACTTCATGGATGACCAGGAATTTGGCAACCCGGCGCGAACGGGTAAGGATGGAAAGTCCAAGGCGTTGCCAACATGGCAAGCCCAGCAGGAAGGCCGAACAGACACTGGGCGAATGAAGGCAAACTACAACCTCAAGCAGCTGATGGCGAAAATCATGTCTTACGAGAACCAGCGCTCGAAGGAACTGGGAAAGCCTAAGCCGTTTATTATGACTGCCAAGAGCGGGCACCACATGCTGGCCCGCCGTCAGACCAAGGCCCGCGATAGCTACTTTATCATTTACCACTTCGACAAGAAGGTGAGAATTCGTAAGCGCTGGAATGTTGTAGAGACTATCGACAATTACTGCGTATTCAACCGCGAATTCCTTTTTTTCCAAAATATTGAAAACAACATGAAGAAGCTGGACAACAAGTTCAAGTCCTGGTAGCCAATTTTATTCTTAAATTTTATTGTCATTTTTTGACATTAAACTATTTTTACTTGCGGTAAGTTATACGCAAGTAAGGTTGTTTAATGGCTTTTTCTGTAGACTTTTGTAGAAAAATGATTAAAGAGCATGAGAATGCTCTTGTTGCTGCATTGAAGGGTCAAAGCTACTCCCTGAACGGGCGCGTAGTCAATCGCGCTGACTTGGCAAAAATTCAAGCAGGGCTTGAAACCTGGAACCGTCACTTGTCTGATGCCATTAAAGCGCTCAATGGAACAGGCAGTGGAATTCAAAATCTGAGGGTCATTATTCATGGGTAGAATTGCTATGGCTTGGCGAGGCGGGAGCTTTGTTGAAGAAGCTTTGAGAACGTTCGGCTTTTCGCACGGCGACGCGAACCAGGACCTTCACGAATCAAGGGACGTGCTCGAAGGTCGTTCCCGAGCTCTTTATCAGAACGCCCAGTTTGCGGGTGCCGCCGTTGACACTAAGGTGATCAACGTCGTGGGCACCGGTATTTCTGCAAAGCCCATTGTAGACTCTAAGTTTCTTGGCATTACCGAAGAAGAGGCTTCCGAATTCAACGAAAGAATGAAGAAACTGTTTGCTCTTTGGGCTGAATCCAAGGAAGCTGATTCCGAATGCGAAAAGAATTTCTACCAGATGCAGGAACTTGTCATGAAGACGAAGGCGATTTGCGGTGACGCATTCGCTTTGCGTTGCTGGCATGACGTGCCTAATTCTGCGTTCGGTTTGTGCTACAAGATTTTGGAGGGCAACCGATGCAAGAATCCCGGAAACCAGGAAGACACGAAAAACCTGGTGATGGGTGTTGAACTAAACGATTCTGGAAAGCACATTGCGTACTATTTCACTAAGTACACAATGTCTACCAAGTACGACGTTTTCGCCACGGGCCCCATGGTCCGCGTCGAAGCGTTCGACCAGTTTGGGATCCGCAACGTCATTCAGGTGATGAAGGCTGACCGTCCTGGACAGCACCGCGGTGTTCCTTGGCTGGCTCCTATTATTCCGTTTATCAAGAACCAGGAACGTTACCAGAATTCCGTTCTGCTGCAGGCAATCATCGAGTCTATGTACACGGTGTTTGTCAAGAGCAAGAGTTCTGATTCTGCCCCCGATATGTACGGGAACATTCCGGAACCTGAACGCGTCACGCCGCTTCCGGGAACAACGCCCACAGAAGGCGAAATCACTTCGCCGTCCTTTGGTGTGCAGCGACCTGCTCCTACTCCAGCCATTGAACTGGGTGCCGGCAATGTTGTTGCCCTTGGCCAGGATCAAGAAATCCAGGTTGCACAGCATAGTTCACCGAACAGCAACTATCGCGACTACATGCACGAAGTCAACATGCAGATGGCATCCCGCCTTGGCATGAGCTATGAACAGGTTCAGAAGTTCTGGAGCGGTTCCTATAACTCCGTTCGCGCAGCTCTTCTTGAAGCAAAGAAGATGTTTGACGTTGAACGCGAGAATCTTGTTTCCGACTTCTGCCAGCCCGTCTATGACGCCTTCCTGCATGAATGCGTAATGCTTGGCTATGTCAAGTGCCCCGGCTACGATGACCCAATCAAGCGCATGATGTGGCACAAGTGCCAGTGGATTGGCGACGCCCCTGTTATGCTTGACCCGCAGAAGGAAGTGGCAGCATACAAGATGATGGTCGACGAGCAGTTCGCCACCCGCGAAGATGTTTCCCTGGCCATCAATGGCAGCGACTATTACGCCAATGTCAAGAACCTTGCCCGCGAACAGGCTGCAAGAGCTACAGAAGGCGTGGAAAATCCGGGAGCCGTTAACCGCTCGGTGAGCGTTTCCTCTGTGGAAACTCCTTCCGAACCTGAAAATGGTGCCGAAGACAAGTAATGAATCAAAAATAAAATGTAATTTTTTGACACAAAATGTTATATTTAATTCGGAATGAAAAAAGAACTTTTGCAAATGCTTGCCGGTAACTGGGCCATTGACCCGAAGAAATTCGAGAACTTCTGTTCTTCGGATTATCCCGGCGATAAAATGTTCAAGGACTCCAACGAACCGAACCACAGAAATAATGTGGACATGAAGGGTGACGTTGCCGTGATGCACATCGACGGCGCTTTGACCTACCGTTCCAATATGTGGAAGATGTTCTTCGGTGACGACACCTACAATTCCATTTCTGACGCATTCGATGAACTTTTGGCAAACGATGACGTGAAGGGCATCGTTCTTTCCATTCATTCTCCGGGTGGCCAGATTAGCGGTGTTTCCGACCTTGCCGAAAAAATCTACGCGGCCCGTGGCCAGAAGGAATACGGAATTGTTGCCCACACTTCCGGCGATATGTGTTCCGCTGCCTACTGGATCGGCAGCGCTTGCGAACGTGTGACTGCTGCTCCTGCAGCCATTATCGGTTCCATCGGTGTGATGAGCTACATTCCGGGAACCAGCGAAGCTGGCCCCGCCTTTATTCGAAGCAATCTTTCCAGAAACAAGAACCTTGACCCGAACACCCCGGCGGGTCGTGACGCTCTGGAAAAGACTCTCGATTCCTCTGCAAAAGTTTTCATGGAATCTGTCGCGAAGTACCGCGGCACTACCTACGAAGATGTTTTGGATAACTACGGCCAGGGCGCACTTTTTGTGGGCCAGGAAGCCGTTGAAAACGGGATGATCGACGAAATTATTTCTCTCGACGCTCTCGTTGGAAGTATGTCTAACAAACAGGGAGGCTATATGCCCAATTCTCAGACTCAGTCTCAGACTCCTGCCGTTTCCGCTGAAAGTCAGCAGGAAATGATTCAGGCGGCTGTATCTGCTGAACGCACCCGAATTGCGGGTGTTACCGCCGCTTTCGAAGGCCTTGGTCTTGAAAGCGATCTCAAGGCTTTTGTCGCAGAAGGCAAGACTGTGGCTGAAGCTGAATCTTTCTGCCTTTCCGCCTGTAAGAAGCAGATGGCGGACTTGAAGGCAACTGCTGCAAAGCCTGCTGAACCGGCACCCGCCGCTGCAGAACCTGGCGCAAACGCAAGCGCAGCCGCTGGCGAACTTACCGCCGAACAGAAGGCCCTTATTGCTGCTGGCATTGCAGCGCAGTCTTGCGCAGCAAACGTTGTGCAGTCCGGTGCTAACGATCCTTCTGCAGCAACCGCCGAAGCTGACAAGGTTGCATTCGATGCGTTCGCAGCTGGTGCAAACGGAAAAATTTTTTAAGGAGAAACCCAAATGTTCGAACCTACCGTATTTGAAAACAGCCCGCTGATTGCGGACACCGTGCAGCCGGTCAACCGTGCTGGCGGCTACATTAATGACGCCCTCAAGGCTGGCTCTGTTCTTTGCTCCACCGTATATGCTGACGCTGCCAAGGCCAAGAAGTCCATCACCTTTACCGGCACCCCGGTTTCCGGCAAGACTGTTTCCATTCTCCTGAATGGTGCAGAAATTGCTTACACTACCGGTTCCACTACTCTTGCAACCGAAATCACCGGCATTGCTAACGCAATCAATGCAGCAGCTGGTGACGAAGTGACCGCTTCTGCTTCCGATGGCAAGCTCTCCATCGAAGCCAAGGAAAACGGCCTCGACGGCAACGCCATTTCCATTGTCGCTGTTGTTGAAGGTTCCGGCCTTACCGCTGGTGATGTTGCCCACGATGTTGTCGGTTGCGACGTTGGCGACGAAGTTTTCGAAATCGTCGACAGTGCTTCCGAAACCAACAACATTCCGTGTGCCGTTCTTTTGGAAGACGCCGAAGCTGGCGAAATCAAGAGCGTTGCCTTTACCGGTTGCTTCATTTCTTCTGCCCTGAAGTTCAAGGCTGGTCAGAGCCTCGCAAGCTTCAAGAAGACTCTCCGCAATATCGGTATCTTCACCAAGGGTTCCATCTAAGGAGGATTAAAAATGCCCGATTTTAAAGACGTTGCTACTCTCACTAAGCAGGTCAACAACAATGTTCCTGCACGACGTTTCCTGAGCTCCTTCTTTGCTCCGGAATTCCTCAAGACCATTCACGCTGAACTGGACACCGTGGAAAACTCCCGCACTCTCGCACCGTTCAAGCGCGAAGGTGCAAAGATGACCACTGACAACCGCGGCGGCTACACCAAGCGCCCGTTCCACTGCTACGAAATCGGCCTGCAGCGCCCGACCACCGCCTTTGACGTATTCAAGGCCCAGCCCGGCGAACCGGCTGTTGTTAACGACCCGATGGACCCGAACGCCCGCCAGGCTTACGTCCTCGGCCAGGATTCTGCCGACCTGAACAACAAGATCAACCGCACCATCGAAAAGCTCTCTTCCGACGCTCTCTTCAATGGCGGTTACAAGATTCTTGACGAAGACGGCAATCAGATCGACTCCATCGATTTCGGCTTCAAGTCCACCCACAAGATCACAAAGACCGGTGACGATCGCTGGGGCGAGTCCGGTGCGAAGATCATTACCGACCTTGAAAAGCTCGATACCGTTGTTGGCGAAGATTCCGGCAAGGCTGTCATGGACAAGGTTTTCGGCTCCGACGTTTGGGCTACAGCACAGGAAAGCGAAGTCTTTATGAAGGCTTTCGACCGCATCAACCAGCAGGGCAACTCTGTCAACGGTGGCGCAATCCGTAACGGCCTCGGCGCTCGCCTGGTTGGTTACTACAACGGCTCCCGTATCTGGGTTTACGACGAAGTCTATTTCGCAAACGGCCAGAAGTATTCCTTTGTTCCGAAGGACAAGATTCTCGCTATCGGCGAAGGTGCCTCCCTCGTTCTCTATTACGGCTGCGTTGGCAAAGTAAAGGATGGCTGGTTCATGGGCGAACGCTTCGCCAAGACCCGCTACGACGAAGACGAAGAAACCCAGCTCTTGATCATGAAGAGCCGTCCGCTCCCGGTTATCCGCGAAGCTGACGCTGTTGCATGGGCTAAGGTTCTCTAATGCCTAATGACGCATTCTGTGAAATGCTGGACGATGATCTCCGGGATATATTCTTCAACCCGGAGGAATTCGGCGAAGTCGTTACGATTTCTCGTGGCGACTCGGCTTTCCAGGTGCGTGCTATGTTTGATAGCCCCTCTATGCAGGGGCAGTCTCTTGGTACTGATGCGAAAGTGATTTCGCACCAGCCAAGAATTTTCTTTTCTGTTGCTGAACTTCCGGAAAATAAAGTCGACAAGGGCGACATTGTGACCCTCTCTGCGAAGATGCACCAGCACAAAGCTGGTAGTTACGAGGTCGTAGACTTTGCAGAAGAAAGTGACGGCATGATCGTTTGCCATTTGCATGAGGTTGGCTGTGAGCTCTAATCTACTCGTACCGAAATATATTCGCGACGCCATAACGGAGCAGTTGAAAGCTGCCCGTATTCCTGGCGTTCTTGAAAAGGTGTATTCCGGACGCGTTGACAAGGGATGGCCGAACGAAGGCCCCTACATCCTTGTGTATGTGAATTCTTCTAGCTTCAACGATAGCAGCTACCAGAACCAGTTCTACACTGCAGAATCTTCTGTTTCCGTAGACATTGTTGTTCAGGGAACTGTTCTTCAGGTCGTGAACAACGTCCGAAAGAAAGTCGATGTAGAAGAACAAATGGACATTCTGTCGAATCATGTTGTGAACGCTCTTTTCTATCCTGGAATGTCCGACAAATTCGCGCTGAAAATTCCTACAGAAAATTCGATTCTCCTGGAACGAATGGAAAGTATTTTGGATGGTGACGGCGAACGAAAAAAAGGATGCCAGCAAATTTCGCTCCGTGTTCAGTGGGGGGTGGAACTGCCTTCCGGCGAATGCGAAAACGAATGCAGGGAAATTGCAAATACCCTGAACGTGCCTGGCGGTGACGAAGAAAAAGACATTAAATGGGTAATCCCATTGGAGGCGTTTTGAGAACGTTGTTTTTGAAACCTGGAACAGGCGAAGGCGGTGCCGTTCTTGATGTTTATATTCCCGCTCTTGGCCGCAATATCAAGCCCGAAGGCGAGCTTGTCGATGTGACTACCTATGTCGACAGACGCATGGCCGAAGGCTCCCTTGTTGCTGTCGAACAAAAAAAATCTGTAAAGGGAGAAAGTGATGAACTTTAAACAAATTCCTAATGGAATCAAGGTCCCGGGCTTTTATGCGGAAATTGACAACTGCCGCGCTGCTGGTTCTGCCGTGATGCCCTGGAAAGTCCTTGTCATCGGTCAGCAGACGAAGTCCGCTGCCGTTGAATGCTCTTTGGTGACCAGTGACGAAGATTCCGACGTAAAGTACGGTTACGGCTCCCAGTTGGCATTGATGATCCGTGCGCTTCGAAAGAACGCCCCGTCTGTTGAAACTTACGCCTTGCCGCTTAACGACGCTTCTTCCAGCGTTGCAGCTGTGAATACCGTCACTGTGGATGGTACTGCAGGCGAAAGCGGAACCATCGTTCTTGTTATCGATGGCGTGCGCGTGAATGTTGGCGTTGTGAACGGTGAAACTGCCGCTTCCATTGCTTCCAAGATTGCGGCGGAAATCGGAACCGCTGCAGCTGCGGATTCTGCAACTCAGCTTCCTGTCTATGCGTCCGCTTCTGCTGGCGCCGTGACCGTTACCGCAAAGAACAAGGGTACTTGCGGAAACGAAATCGTGGTGGGCGTTGGTCAGACTGTGGCCGATATTATCCCGGCCGGCTTGACCGTTACCGTTGCCGCTGGCACCCGTGGCGCAACTGACCCGAACCTGACGAATATCAAGAAGAACGGCTCCGCTGACGTGAGCGTTGTTTCCGTTATTGCTGGCCGTTGGTTCAACGTGATTGCCTGTGGCCTGAACGATGACGCCAGCATCCGTATTCTGAAGGAAGAACTGGATGAACGCTGGACCGCTCTTCGCCAGGAAATCGGCGTTCTGTTCTACGGAAAGAGCTTTGATTCCGTTGCTGCTGCCCAAACTTATTACAACGACAAGAACAGCCAGGTGATTGTTCCTGTGTGCCTCTACAAGGCTCCCTGCACTGCCTGGGAACGTGCCGCCCGTATTGCTGGCATTGCCGCCTATAGCGCAAAGCAAGACCCTGCAATGCCTATCGGTAGCCTTGAAGTAAAGGGTGAAGTTGCCCCGGATGAATCCGACGACTTGACCTTTGAAGAAAAGCAGATTCTTCTGGATGCCGGTTGCTCCGACATTGACGCCGACAAGAATTCTCGCATCGTGTATGTTCGCCGCCTGGTGACTACCTACAAGCGCAATTCCGCTGGCGCTGCCGACATGAGCTACATGCAGCCCGAAGTCGTGTTCTGCCTCTCTTATTTCCGCTGGGCATGGAACAACCGCATGGCTTCCAAGTACCCGCGCACCAAGTCTGCGAAGGATGACGCACAGTTTGGCATCGGCCAGGTTGTCTTGCGCCCCAGCACCGTGAAGGGCGAGGCCATCGACTTCTACAAGGAAATGTGCGACGCTGGAATCTGCCAGGGTTACGAATATTTCGTGGAAAATGTCGAATGCGAAATCGACAAGAACGATCCGTATCGTATCAACGTTTTGTTGCCGCCTGAATTCATGAAGCAAATGTTCGTGATGGCAACTTTGATTCAGTTCAGCTAAGGGGGACCGCATGGCTAATAACAGTAACATTACCGGTATTTACAAGCTGGAAATCAACTCCAGCACCTATCCGCTGAAGGAAGCGCCCTCTTTTAGCGTCGGTGGCGAAATTCATGAAGAGCAGGAAATCAATTCTGAATTCCTGGCCACTTCCACGAAGTACGTCAACCCGTACATCGAAGGAACTATCGCCAACTTTGCGAACGTGAGCATGGCCACCATCCAGGCTATTTCCGGAGCGACTGTGGTTCTCTTTGACCCGAACGGCAAGAAGTATGTCTTCCGTCAGGTCAAGTGCGTGAACCAGGTCGTGAACGATGGAAACGGTGGCTTGAGCTTCCGACTTGTCGGCGAAGGCAAGGCTGAAGAATTGAAGTAGATTTCATTTGATACCTCGATGAATAGCAAAGGCGGCACGGTTAACCACACCGTGTCGCTTTTTTTTCTTTCTAAAAAATTCTTGCTGTTGCAAAAAATGATTTTTATATTGAAAATGCCAGACGGGTTAGAGCGTCTGGCGGCTTGATGATTCGTTTGGAGGGGCGAATTGTTGATGTTGACTCCTATGGGTTGCCCTGGCCGGGTTCTAGTCATTACCGGCCAGGGATTTTTTGTTCGTTTTGCTTGCCCAAAATAAACGGGTACTCTTCTATGTTTTCGTATCCTTCAAGCTCCATTTCGTTGTATTTGGTAATTAGTTCGCACTCGTGCTGGTTTCCGCAATAAGGACAGTTGAAATATCTTGTGCCCGGCCAAAGTTCTTTTTTTGTGACTTCAGCGACGCAGCCGCAGGTTTTACACTCGAATTTGTAAGCAGTATAAACCATCATACCAGGTTTAATTATTTTGATCATAAAGCCTCTTTCTTCTTTTTGTTTTTCGAAACCTTGGGGCGTCCACCTTTGGCACCGTTGGCTGCGCTGCTTGCTGCCTTGCGGGCGCTTGTTGCTTTGCCTTTGCTCTTGGCGTTTGCGCTGATGTGTTCAACGTAACGTTGCAGATCGCCAAGTAACAAAGTTGCTGCCATGTGCGGGTTAGCTTCGACTGCTTCCTGGGCTATTCTTATTTCTTCTTTTAACCATGCTGTAGAATATTCTTTAATCATTTACCAGTCCGATTTCGTGGTTAAAATCATTGTCTGCTGCGATAATGTTTTTTGTGCATTTGAGGAACTTTTTTAGTTCTTCTACAGAGTAAGATTCGAATACTTCGATTTTTTCGCTTTCGCACAGATTGCTATCAACGATAATGGAAATTTCAAATTTACCATCGCCAATAAAGCTTTTTCTGTCAACGGACAGATAAAATTTCACGTTTTCGTTGGCGTTTTCGTTGGCGTAAGAGATTGCCTTTTCCATATTTTCGAAAGCAGAATTGCACTTCATTTTTTTACCTCGTTTTGTTTAAAAATTTTCGCTTTTGTTAAAATCCTGTGGCGTCCCTCTTTGCATTAGGCTTATGGTCCATCCAAAGTTCGTAATCGTTCCAGGATTCAAAGCACTTGTAACCACCACCGCACTTGACCATTGCGCTTGCCCATGGAGCTTCTTCTCTTGCGATTTTTAATGCCTTCTGGCGGTTAAGTTTGCCGTGTTCTTGTTCTTCGATTGTGTGTTCTCTTATTTTGTTTACCTCGTTTTTGTTGTTGTTTCCTTTATGTCCTTAATAAACCTAATTGCGTTAGGTTTGTCAAGACTTTTTTATAAAAAACCTAAAAATTTTAGGTTTTTTATTTTGAAGAAAAATCCGTTAAAAAATATCATTGTTGAATGCCTTCTGTGTCACTATATTGTCTTTGTTGCCCATAACAAAAGGAGTTGAAAATGGCTACATACAAGTTCAAAAAGCCCTGGAACTTTGGTTCCGAAACTGTGACTGAAGTCGAAATCAAAGAAAGCTACACCGCCGGTGATATTCGCAAGATCAAGAATGCCCGCAAGGTCGACGAAAACGGAAACCTTCGCGACCAGGGCGACTTTGAATTTACGTTGATTGTTGTCGGTACTGGTTACACGCCTACTCAGGCTGAAATGATTTCGGGTGAAGACTGGGATGATCTGGTGGTTGAAATCGCAAATTTTATTCCGCATGGGAAGAGCGAGAGCAAGAGCTGATTTCGCACTTCCTGGATTATGAATGTAAGATTGCTGGTGTGTTTCATTTCCCGCCGTCCGAAACGGAAAACTGGACCATTGGTGAAATGAAATACTGGTTCGACCGTGCGATGGACTATTTGTCAAGCTTTGGCGAATCGCGCAAAAAGTAGGGTGGGCTCCCGGATTACCGGGGGCTTTCTCTTTACCTGGCTTTATTTTATGTGTCAAAATATTACATAAAAATTTTATATTTGGGTTATGGCAAATTCAAAGATTGAAGCGAAAGTTAAGTTTACCGAATCTGGCGCAGAGCAAACGGCCAAAAAGGTCGATAAGCTAAAAAATAGCTCTAACAAAGCGTCCGATGTAATCGGCCAGCTGAACAAAAAGCTGGACAAGATCGGAAAGGCTGCTGGCATTTCTGCGACCATTGATTCCATCAAGGCTGTTGGGAGTGCCGTTTCGTCTGTCAAGAATCTTGTCGGTGGTGCCGCATCTTCTCTTTATGGATTTTTGAATGGCCAGGCAAGTGCCGGTGACAATGTGGCGAAGCTTTCGCGTAGTCTTGGCTTTGCTTCTTCTGAATTCGAAAAGTTTCAATATGCAGCGAATCGCGGCGGTGTAAGTTCTGAAGAGTTTACAAACTACATGAAGAAATTCACTCAGGGTGTGGCCAAGGCTGCTGCCGGTGAAAAGAACATGAAGGACCTTTTCAATGCGATGGGAATTTCTGTAAAGAAACGTAATGGACAAATGAAGTCTACTGCGTCTCTTATGCTTGAAGTTGCTGACGTTTACACGAAGCTTACAAACGCCCAGGATCGTTCCAGAGTTTCTGCAGAACTGTTTGGCAGAAGCGCTGTTAAAATGTCGACGATGCTCGAAGGTGGTTCCAAGGGTCTTAAAGAACTTATGGACCGTCGCGAAAGTCTTGGCGGTTTGCTCAGTCCGGAAGATACAAAGAACGCCGAAGATTTCGAAGACAAGGTTCTTGATGTTTCCAAGGCGTTTGAGTCTGTGCAACGTAAAGTTGCATACACGCTTATGCCCGCCGTGAATAAACTGCTTGATAATCTGCTTGACTGGTGGACGGGCAACGGCGAAAGAATGATGGAAAAAATAGGGGGTTACGCTGATAAAATTGCTGGGTTCATTGGTGAAATTGGAACTAGAATTCCTGGCATTATTGACTCTTTGGGAACTGCCTTTGATGTTGTTGCTGGTATAGTTCAGGAATTCGGCGTCGGTAATACTGTTTTGGCCGGGATTGTTGCTGCCGTTGGTATTTCTTTGGTTCCGGCTCTTGCTGCTGCCAGTGCTGCAACTGCTGCACTTGGTGGTGCTTTAACTCCTATCGTTGGAATTATTGCTGGCATTGCAGGGATTGCTGTAGGTATCAAGGAGACTATCGAAAACTGGGACATGCTGATGACTGGAATTAGCTTTAACGACGTTCTTTTTGTTTTCCGCGAAATTAAAAACGAAGTGAAGGAAATTGTAAAGTTCTGGGGCGGTGTCGTTGGCAAAGTTGTGGATTTTTTTGTTCCGAAGGTTGAATTTGAAACGCCCAAGAACGCAATCGATTTTGGCGTTATCCCTCAGCAGTCTGTTTCCGGCCGTGTCGATACTATCCCGCAGGAACGGGACCCTGCAGGCGTCCCGGTAATGCGTCAGTATTCCGAAAGCAAGTCCACCACAACCAACAGGCTCCAGGTGGATTTTACGGGAATGCAGAAGGGAATGACGGTGACTCCGGGGCCCAACTTTGACAGCAACGTGATTGACTACACTGCCGGTTATGTATTCGGGAATTGATTATGTCTTATTATGAGAATCTTGGCAAAGTATCTGTAACCGTCGATGGCAACACTTTTGAAGCTGTCGCCGCGAGTTTTCGCGGTGCCCATTTCTTTGTAAAGAACAACGCACAGGGTGGCGGTGGCCGAAAAATTCAGGTCAATAAGTTGGCTGCTTCTGATGAATGGGTTTGTACCGATCTTGGCGGCAACATTCCGACGCTATCCATGGAATTCTACTTGGTGGGCGAGGATTGCGACAACGCAAAGAATGAACTTATCAAGGCTTGCGGTCAGGAAGGCGAGGGAAGGCTTGTTCATCCGTGGCTAGGTTCTTTTGATGCCCGCTGCACCAACCTGGATTTTACCTTCGGCATGGACGCGCTGGGCTTTATCCGCGGCAGAATTTCCTTCCAGCAGGAAGGACTTCTTCCGGAAAAGACGGTTGTCATTGATAACCGCGGCGCTACGAAGTCCAAGGCTTCCGCAATGAAGGACGAAACGCGCGACAGCATGGCAGGATCGTTCAACGCTTCTGGCTATGGTAAGAATACTTTCAACGCCGTGGTCGATTTCTCGAACAGCATTCTCGATGCCTACTTTGACCTTCGACAGGTTCTTCATGTTGTCGAAGAATTCGTTTCTGAAGTTGGGCGGATCAAGGCGAATATGTCTGTGCTTGTTGCTGCACCTGGTGACTTTGCCGCCCGCGTTGTTGACCTTGTGGGCGCAACTGGAGACATGTTCGGAATCGAAGTTTCCAAACGTGACGACCTTAACGAATTTATCGATTTGATGGCTCTTGATGTTGACCTGAGCAAGGACTACACGGGATGTGCAAAGGCTTTGCTGACGGCCGTTCGTAACGTTGCCGCGTCGATGGTTGTTGTGTCCTTGGTGGATTGCGAATTTGATTCTGTAGACGAAGCTGTGGAATGCCAGAACCGTGTTTCCGATGCATTCGACAAGATGTTCGAAGGTGTGGAAGATGTGGAAACGTATATGAAACTTTCGGACCTTCAGGCAACGGCTATGCAGTATTTGCGCGACGTTATCGCGAACACGGCCGTGATCCTGGAAAAGGACGTTCTTTCCTGTACGAATGTTCTTCAGCTTTGTTACGATGTGTACGGTAACGTTGACCGCGTGGATGAAATTATTGCCAGAAACTTCATGCAGCAAGGAATGTTTATTTTGCCTGGCAAAGTGAAGGTTCGCAGCAAATGAGTGTCGCTGTAGAAGTCCGTTGCAACGGAAAGTCCTTCCGCGGTTTTAATTCTGTTAATGTGGTCCGTTCAATGGACCAAATCGCGGCCACTTATTCGCTGGGTGTATTCCGTGAGACTTCGGATGCACAGCCTTTTATGTTGCCGGTGCTGCCTGATGATTCCGTGGAAGTTCTGCTCGATGGCGAAGTTGTTATTTCGGGCTACAACGAAACGACCGCCCCGACTCTTGGCCCTGATTCCTGCAGCTGTGTCATTTCGGGGAAAGAAAGCACGGTTGATCTTGTGAAGTGCGGGTGCCCTGAGCTTGTGTTCCAGAATAAAAAGGTGGACGAGATTGTTCGCCGTATCTGTTCCGGGCTTGGCATTGGTTATTCGAGCCCGTCCGGAATCGACTTCGGGAGCCCTTTAAAATCCATTTCTGCAAAGCCAGGCGTGAAGGCTTTCGACTTTATCCGCCAAGTCTGCAAGGAACGCAGGGTGTTTCCTGTGGGTGATGGGCTGGGCAAGGTAAGCTTCTTTTCTAAGGCGACTGGAAGCGCTTCTGTGGCTCTTGTGCAGGGAAAGAACATCGTGGCCATGCAGGGAAATTTCAGCAACGCGGAGCGCTATTCAAAGTACCGTGTTGTTTCGGCCCATGATTCAAAGGGCAAGACCTATGCAGAAGCTCTTGACGACCAGGTGCAGCGTCAGCGCGAATGGGTGGTTATGGATAACCAGGTTTCGACGAAAGAGAATTGCCTTGCCCGCGCCCAGTGGGAGGCCCACCACAGGCAGGCTGCATCCAATAGCCTCAGCGTGACTGTTATCGGATGGCGTCAAAAGCCGGATGGCCCGCTGTGGGCTCCAGGAATTCTTGTCACTGCCGAAATACCGGCGTTCGGTGTTAATGACCAGTTCCTGGTCAATCGAGTGAACTACACGTTCGGAAGCTCCGGAATTCAAAGCACGCTTCAGCTGGTGCCGCCGGACCTTTACGAGCAGGCCCCGGCATTCGCCAAGAAGAAAAAGATGAAAAAGAATATTTATGCAAGTATTGCGAAGCAGACCGGAAGCAAGCTGAGGTAGTATGGACTTTGACAATATTTTGGAACCGATACGGGAGGCTGTTTCCGGAATGATCGCACGGGCCGTCATTCGCTCTTTCAAGAATTCCAAAGGCGAAAACGGCCCGCTGGTTGTTGTTGAATTGCCTGGTCAGGAACGACACGAAGATGTGCCGTTCATGCAGCACTATGGTGTGGCGTCTTTCCCGCCGAAGGGTTCTGAACTGCTCTTGCTGTTTCCTGGTGGTTGCCGCGGTGCTGGCGTTGCGATGGGTAGCCAGGGCAAGCCTGGCGACATTCCCCAGCTGGAGGAGGGCGAAAGCTGCCTTTATTCGAAGTTCGGCCAGAAGGTCGTTCTGAAGAAGGATGGATCAATCGTGCTTACGCCTGCATCCGGAAAGACTGTAACCGTCGAAAGCGACCTGAAGGTTACGGGCACCGTGAACGCCGATGGCAACGTCGAAAGTGGCGGCAGCGTCAAGGCCGCGGTAAATGTTGAAGCTGACGTCGAGGTGAAGGCTCTTGCCTCTTCTGCATTCGTAACGCTTGCAAAGCATGTCCACACGGCTGCAGGGAGCCAGACAAGCACACCTATATCTAGAATGTAATATGGCTCCGGCTCTTTGAAATAATAAGATTGTCATTTTTTGACACAAATTATTATATTTAGGGCATGAGCGACTTGGCCTTGAAACAGACTAGCAACTTGAATTATGACCTGGATTTTGACGGCCATGATCTGGTTCTTTCTGAATCTCTTGGAAATTCCGTCGTCATGTCCTTGATGGAATTCGACCGCGAGAAAAAGCCGAAGTCTGCAGAGATTGACACCGTTTTCGGTGGCTGGTGGGGTAACGCCCTTGAAAGCTATAATCTGGGCTCTAAGCTTTGGCTTTCGCTCCGTGAAGGCATTACAGAGACTAGCCTTCGCAATGCCTGCGATGCCGTCAAGGATGCCTTGAAATGGATGCTTGACGATGGCGTGGCCAAGAGTGTTGAAGCGACTGCAAAACGAAATTCCTCTGATCCGTATCTCGTTGAATTTACCGTTACAATTACAAAGCCTGATGGTTCCAAAGAACCTTATCAATGGCAAGTGAACTGGAGGGCTACGGCCTAATGGCTTTTTCTGTTCCTACCCTTGCTGAAGTTGTCCGCTCTGTTGAGAATGGATTTTCTATTGCTTTCTATGGCTCTGCTGGACCGCTCCGTGTGAGCGTTCTCAAGGTACTTGCCAAGGCGTTTGGCGGCGCGGTGTATTTACTCGTGCTTTGCTGTGGTTGGATTTGGCGCAATAACTTCATCGCTACCGCCGACGCCTTGAGCTTGTCTACCAAGCACGCTACAAGATTGAATCTCCCGCGAAAGCCAGCCGGCTTCGCTCATGGCTACGCGTTCTTTATTGCGTCGGGTGCAACTACTGTTAAGGCTGGAACGATTCTTGTCAATCCTTCCAGTGGTGTTGAATTCGAACTTCTGGAAGATGTGGCTTTCACCGCGGCCGGAAACAAGACCGCGAACATCGTGGCTGTGGTTTCTGGATTTTCAGGAAACGTCGGTACCGGCGCAACGCTTCAGTTCCGCGATATTGACAACGATAGTATTACCGACATTCGCACAGTTACCAAAATAACCGGTGGCGCTTCATACGATGTTCAGGTTGGTTCAGAAATCCAGAAGTGGGGAGAAACTCTTGAAGAGTACCGTGAACGTCTTTTGGACCGTGAACGCAACCAGCCGCAAGGCGGCGCTGAACCTGATTACAAGTCCTGGCTGATGCGCTTTGAATTCGTTTCTGATGTGTGGACTGTTCCGAACTGGCCCCTCACAAACAACGTTTCTTGCTTCATTGCAGACAACAGAGCTGTTAACCTTGGAATCCCTGCATCCGATGTAAATACTGCCCAGAATTATCTTTCCACTGTTGCCCGCCGCCCAATTACTTCTCGACCCATTGTCGCCGCTGCAACTTTTGTGCAACTTTACGTAAACATTTCTTCTCCTGGAACTTCTGACGCTGAAAAGTCCGATGTTGACGTTGCCCTTCAAAAGTTGCTGAAAAAGTACGGGCCGGGGGACACCGTGGAAATTAACGAAGTTAGAAATATGATTCGTTCAGTTACCGGCAACATGAATGCTGTTCTGAATCAATTCATGGTCAACGGTGTGAACTATGATACCAGCTACACTTTGCCGAAATCGAACAACGGCCAGACAATTTCCGGCTCCGTATTTGGTGTTGCTGCTATTAGCTACAAGTGGAATGCTTGATGATTTTTGTTAAGTCGAAATCCGAAAACGTTCTTGCACCGGGGCGGCTGCTCTCGGTGTTTGGCGGCTTTTTCGATGATAGCTGTAGCGTTCTTTTCAATGGCAAGGCTGGTTCTAATTATGACGTCGCCGATGACTGCATCACGGCCGTGTGCCCTGACGAAACGGGCTCATACGAAGTGACCGTCAAGGATTCTTCCGGAAAGACGTTTGGCCTGGGAACGCTTGTTGTAACTGAGCTGAACAACTTGCCGCAAGGCGACAGGCCGCTTCGCTACCGTATGCGTGATTTTTGCGCGTACATCGTCGGGCTTATGCCCCGCGGGAATGCGTTCCCGCTGGACTTTGACGGCCGTGAAGAAGGCGAAATAAGCGAAGATCGCCCGCTTAAAAGCTCCGTTTTCGGAAAGCTTATTTGGGCCATGGCCTATGCCGTAAATTACGGCTACAAGTATATTCAAAGTCTGTTCGACGCTATGGATCCGACCAGGACAGAGAATCTGGGCGAATGGGAACGTGAACTTGGTTTGCCTATTGACGGCATCGAAAGCGTGAACGACTACGCCCGCCGTGCCGAAGTCTACCGTATGGCTTGCGAAAAAGGCGGCTGCACAAAGCCGTACTTCCAGAAGATTCTGAACCTGATGGGAATCTCTGCCGACATTTACGAATATTGGCAGGACCCGTCAAAGTTCTCCGTAACTACAACGGAGTACAACAAGGACGAATCCACCGGAAAAACCAGCTGGGAACGCGTAACCTACACATACGAATTCCCGGAAGGTGTCGACAAGAATTTCTACTGGAAAATAAATGTTCATGCCAATGAGCTTTCTGTGAAGTATTTTACTTGTGAAAGTCCATGCACGGACCCGCTGGTTGAGTGGCGAAACTTGGCCATGGAGAACTTAATTAACAGGATCAAGCCTGCCCACACCGTCGCAATATTTGCATACGATGACGGCATTCGCGGTGGCTATTTGCTTGACGAAAACGGAAAGCGTTTGACCGATGAACAGGGTCACCCGCTGACCTATGAAAACCATTTGTGGTAAGGGTTGTAATTATGCCTATTTATGAAGATCGAAATATTAACGAGTTGCCGGTTTCGAATGATTTTTATAAGTCTAAAGTAGTTGGAATTGTTGATGGGAACGCTGTAGGTATTGAAAATTTAAGAGTTGCTAATGCGGTAGATACTTCGTGCCTAAATCTTGTTTTTGTGGGCCGTGATGGCGATTTGGAAGCTCTTGTTGATGGGAAAAGCTCGCCAATTATTAAAGTTGGACGTGGAGATAGGGTTAGCATCAAATGCGGTAATGTTGGTTGGTCTTCGGACAAAAACAAGTATGGTCGTTTTTGGGTAAGCGCGTTTTATGCAGACGGAAATAAAAAGGGTGATATTGTTCAACCTGTATCGGATTCTGCATCTGTTAAGCCTGAATATATTATTGATATTCCTAATGATGTTTTTGCCATACGTATTTCTTGTAAAGCCAATACCGGAACAGAGGTTAATTTTGGAGTTTCTAAAATTGGTTGTTATGACCAGTTAAGAAAGGAAAAAGATTCTTACTTTGATTTAAATTTTGAATTGGGGTCGCTTGATGGTAAGGTTGGTAAACCGTATGCTGTTTCTTCGGAAACGAGGTTTAGAACGGCTTTAAATACAAGCGTATTTTTGAGAGCCGGTGATAAAATTTGTTGTGAAGACTATGCCAATCAAAGAGTATTTGTTTTTTGTGTGTCTGAGTTTGGCGTGATTAAGTCAACAAGTGGATGGATGACAGAAGACTACGAAGTTACTAGCGATGGATACTATGAATTTATTGTAGATGTTGGCAAAAAATACGATGGAATGTTTAATGCCGTTTTTTTTAAAATTGGTGGATTTGTTCGTAGAAGCGTTCATCAGCTTTCATTGTTTGATAACGGTATTTCAGACGAGGAGTCTATTCTTGGTCTTAATTTTGAATTTGGTTCTCTTGATGGTAAGGTTGGAAGTAAACCGTTTGCTGTTTCTTCGGAAACGAGGTTTAGAACGGCTTTAAATACAAGCGTATTTTTGAGAGCCGGTGATAAAATTTGTTGTGAAGACTATGCCAATCAAAGAGTATTTGTTTTTGGTGTGTCTATCAGCGGCGTGATTAAGTCAGCAAGTGGATGGAATACAGAAGACTACGAAGTTCCTAGTGATGGATACTATGAATTTATTGTAGAGGTCGGCAGAAAATATACTAATATGTTCAATGCTGTTTTCTTCAGAATTGGTGGAGAAAAAAGAAAAACTTTACAGCAACTTTCTATCAATGTTGGAGACGGTTTAAATTGCGTTAAGCCTATTTCAATGTATGTCAATTGCAGCGACTCCGTTTTCGGTGTCAACCATAGAGGCTACAATAGCAAGGCGCCGGAAAATACTTTACCTGCGTTTAGAAAATCTGCTTCAAAAGGTTTTAAGTTCGTAGAAACTGATGTTCGTACTACGGCGGATGGGGAACTTGTTTGCATCCATGACTCTACGGTTGATCGAACGTCAAACGGAAGCGGAAGTGTTGCGTCCAAAACTTTGGCGGAGCTAAAAGCACTTGATTTTGGATCGTGGTTTTCTCCTGATTTTTCGGGAACAGAAATACCGACGTTCAAGGAATTTTTGAAATGCTGCAAAAAGTTAGGACTTTGCGCTGTTGTCGAAATCAAGGATGTTTCCGACTTTGAAAAGTTTTTCAACGAGATTATCGAAAATTCAATGGTTGGAAACGTAATGGTTATTGAAGTTGGCAAAGGTTCAGCAGCTCAATATGCCTATTCTAACAGCATATATGTTCCTTGCGGTTCACTTACTTCTACCTGGAGTGTTTCGGGAGGCAAGTCATCTAATGTCGGAGTAAACATGTCTGTACTGTGGAGAAAGTTGGGTTTTCCCGCATTCACCGTCAATAATTACGACACTACTACAGAAGCTATGATTAACTTTTGCAAGGAAAATAAATTGCCTATGGGAGTTTGTACTCCAGACCATGCTCAAGATGTACTTTCGCTTGATCCTTACATTTTCCTTATTACGTCCGATGTTGTCAACGCACCAGAAATTTTAAAAGAAAATGAAATAAATTTGTGATTTAAATTATTGAAAATAAAGCTCCCACGTTTGCGGGGGCTTTTCTGTTTAAATCTCCGGTATAGCGTCTATTGCTTTCCTTCTGCCTTCGTCGAGGGATTTGCAATAGATTTGTGTTGTGGTGATCTTTTTGTGGCCAAGCATTTTTGATACAGTGAAAATGTCTCCACCGCCTGATGCCAAGCAGATTGTGGCGAAGGTGTGGCGGCTTACGTGGAAAGAAACGTTCTTTTCAGTTATGCCAGCCAGCTTTGCCCACTGCTTGATCTTTTTTCCATACCAGGTTTCACAGCTCGGAAAGTCCATAAAAACGCGGGGGCCTGTCTTTTTAGGCAGGAACTTTTTTGCGTTTGCACCTATTGGGATTTGAACAACTTCTTTTGTTTTATGCTGCTTAAGCATTATAACGCCGTTCTCGATCTTGTCCCACGTCAGTGTGCGAACGTCGTTTAGACGAAGCCCGGTGAAACAGGCGAACAGGAACGGGTTTTTAAGGCGGGGCTCGATTTCTTCTACAGCAGCCATGGCCCTGAGTTCTCCCATCGTCAGGAAGCAGCGCTGGGACGGCTCCGGTGTGGGCGCAAGGCCGCTAAAATCCGGACGGTGGCTGATGATTCCGTCCAGCTCTGCGCGGTGCAGAACGGCCTTCAGAATGTTGACGCGGCCGCACACGGTGTTCGTCTTGTGTCCACGTTCGAACAGATACTTGACGAAACCGGCGAACCAGGTTCGGTCCACATCCACAACGCGGGTGTCTTCCTTGTAACCTCGGATCATGGAACAAAAGTTCTTTCGACCGTCTATCCATTCCTTATTTGTGCTTTCCTGGACCGTCTTCATCACGTAGTCAATGAGCGTGATGTGCGGGTCCTCGCGGTGGATTTTGACTCCGTTATCGATGGCGTCCAGCTCCAGGCTTTTTCGCTTGGCAACAGCCTCCGCAATCCTCATTGTCTCGATATTTTTTATCTTGTCTGCCTGGGTTTTCTCCGGGACCAGGAACAGCTTTGCTGTGTCGCGGTGGCGCTTGCCGTCGATATAATAGAGGTAGAAAAGAAGTGTTTTCCCGTTCGGCTGCTTGCGTTTTCCGACGATAACTCGTTGCATTCGTGTGGCTCTTGACATACTGCGCTACTCGTACTTGTGGATTTGGTGTGTGGCTAAGATGTGGCTAAAAAATAAAACAAAATGCACCAAACTGCATTAAACTTTAAAAGCGCCTGCTTTATTTTTGGCGAAAAACAAAGTTTTATTGACTTTAATTAAATTTGGTTTATGTGTAGCGCTTAGAGTCCCTCTGGCACTATAAAAAATACAAAAACGGCTCTAGCCCAGTATTTATAAGGGTTGGAGCCGTTTTTAATTTTGCTGAATTTATCTACGTGTGGCTAAAATGTGGCAGTAAAACTGCTGTGTGGCTTTATTGGGTTCGATGGCTGTCTGTGTAGTGCCCTTTGGTGTGTGGCTAACGCAAAAACGCCACTGCATTGCTGCAATGGCGTTTCCTTCACGTTATCCAGGACGGTCGAACCGTTTTATACCTGTTGAAGTGGGCCCATAGGACCTGAGAAAATTTTGCAGAGCGGGACGTAAGATTAGGGATCGTTAAGGCTTTTCGAGTCTTAAAACGGAGCGCGTTTTAATCGTCAATTAACTGTTATAAGCGCTCACCCACTGAAACTTGCAACAGGCTATTACTTTCTCTGCGTTTCCGGATATTGCTATCCAAGAACATCCTGTACCCCATAATATAGAAAAACACCCCGTTGGCGCGGAGTGTTTTTTTTATTGATCGTTTAGTGTTGTAAAAATAACAAAACGTCGCTGCTGGTGCAACCGAATTTCTTTGCTTAATTTAGCTGGTCAAGCTCCGATATGAAGAATTTCCGGGCGAACTTTCGGGCTCCGCGGATATATTCTTGACGGTCGTCCTTGCTTCGGATTTCTTTTCTCGCCCAGGCGTTGATCAGTTTATTCTCTTTTCTCATTTTGTCAATTTTTGCATAGCTGATGAAAAGGTTGTTCAGACGGTCTACCTCGTCGATAAGCTTGACAAGCTGTTCTTCCTGTTGTTGACGTTCGGGTCCGCGGTATGAACCAAACTCAAGCTCGATGCATGCCTGTTCGTCGGCTATTGCGTTTTTGCGCCAATGGATTTTCTCTAGTATTTTTACAATTTTTCGCATTTGTCTCTCCAGAATTTTTCGATTATGCCTGACTTTGCCAGGCGGGTTATTGCGCCGTAAGCGCTGGTGATGTTTGAATAGTGGGTAGGAACGCACACCAGGAGCTGCTGCAGCGTGTAGCTGGGGTGTTTTGTGGCTTCAAGTTTTAGGGCCTCTATGGTCCTGGAAAACGGCGTTGTGCGCTTGCAAAGTTTACTCCCGGCCTCGCCATCGCTTTGAATGGTACTTTCGAAAGCGGACTTCCAGAATTCAAGATCGGCGGGGAACTTGTAGAACTGTCCGTAATATTCGCGGCAGTCATAGTCTTCAAATGGGTTGCTGCGGTACATGTATGACTCTTTGTTCTCGTGTTCGTCGACGACGATTATTCCGATTCCTAAGCTCTCGCAGACGGCCTTTTTGGGACTGTCGTTCCATCCCCTGCAGGCTTCAAAAGGAACGGCCACGAACGATGCCGTCGTTACCGGTTGCCACCTGATAGCCTGCTGAAGAACCTTGAAGCTGAGTTCCGTCTTCGCTTCGATGGTGTAGACTTCAGAGCCGTTCTCATACACCATGTCGCAAGAAACGGAATGAATTCCAACTTCTTCGTGAAGCTGGAATCCTGGAAACAGATTTGACTGCTTGATGATCCTGCAGAGTTCTACTTCTGAAAGCTTCGTTTTCATTCTTCATCCCATGTGATAACAAAATAGACAAAGTCTTTCTTTGCGCCCCATTCTTCTTGACCGCAGCGAACTTCAATTTTTGGGTTCCTGAATTCGATTCGGCGGCTGGTGTCTGTCTTTTTGGGATAGCCACATGTAAACACGACGGAATCGAATTTTTTTTGGTTTTCCTGGCTTGATGTAATCTTTTGTGATTACCGGGTTTTCTGTCAGTCTTTTTGCCCAGTATTCGTTCAAATCTCTGTATTCTGCCTTTTTGATTCGTAAAAGGATCATGTCGAACCATTTACGCTTCAGGGGAAAATGTAATGTTGCCATTTGCAATTCCTTTTAGATTCCGTGAAGCTCAGAGAAGGACTTCCAGCCTCTCTCGGTGAACTGGGTGCTGTACACTTCGCCGCGCGGCATTATGGGGTTCCAGTCCTTGTCGCAAAAAATACGGTAGTGGTAGACTTCGGCGGACTTGCCTTCCTTGGAATAGGGAGGCTCACACCACATCAACCTTCGTGCGGTGCCGAAGAGCTGGGCCAACAGCCATTCGGTCTTTTTGAAATTTGTGCCGCCTGGGTACGAAATGGAAACGTGGTAGCAGCGTTCGTAATCCGGATTTTTCCACCATCCGCATGAATGATAGCCCTCGTCGCGCGTCATGATTACTACGGCGTCTATGCGCTCGATAAACCAGCGGCAAAGTTCCATGTAAGGAACGGTTTCTTCCTTGCCGTTGAACAGTCCTTTTTTAGCGACATTGAAAAGCCTGGAGACAATGCCTTCCGTGGGTTCGTTGCGGCTAATCATTCTGATGTTCACTTGTACTCCTTCTTCAGTTTCTTCTTTGCCTTGCGTTTAGGCTTGTATCTGAAAATCAATTTCTCCAACTCGTTGACGGCTTGCCAGCAATTCATCCAACGATTACAAATAAGCACCATTGCTAATCTAGTTGGCACCTGGTCAACTCTAGCGTTGATATATGGTTTCATTTCGTTAATCATCGCCTTACAACGCTTTACGTAATCTTCGTAAGATTCAATTTCTATTTTCATAAAATTTGGTCGTTGTGGGATGTGGTGACCAGCCACTTTCGCGGATTACCTCCCGTCGGTTACTTGGTCGTTAGTTTCTTCTTTTTATTTGGTGCGTTTGCAGTCATTGCATTTCTCCTCCAATAGCAGAGGAGTCCTCGGTTGTTGGTGGTTTCGGCGGATCCGTCCAAAAATCTATTGCATCAATGTTATATCCATGGGTTTCTTCGAAAGCAAAATCATCGTATTCTTCTTTGGTGTACCATTCTTCATTCTGTAATACGAAAAGACCTTTAAGGAACTTACCAGCACCATAAATTATTTCACCTTCTTTAGGCGGCCTGTCCTTTACTGAAATCCACTTTTGGGTTGTTTCCATTTTGGAAATAGCTTCCTCCAGTTCCTTGATTCGTGCTTCCAGGTGCCCGCACTTGTTCTGCTCCGCAATATACAGCTCAGAAATTTTTCTGTAGTCTTGCCTAAGATTGCTGAGTTCTTTTTCCAGAGCGTCCGGCATCTTTGCTACGTTCAACTTTTCGACGTTTTCTTGCGTTAGTTCCAAGGCTCTTCCTCCTTTAACAGCTTCATGTACATAATGAATTCTTGTTGATCGTAGCAGTGGCAAATCCATTGGCGAAACACTTCGATTCTAACAATGCCTTTGTCTTCGCACAATAAAGAAAGCCTTGCGATTCTTCGGGGCCCTCTTTTTGTGTTGATCTTTGCGGTGGTTTCTTCAAGGAAATTTTGTTCAAAAAAGCAATCCGGATAAAACCCGCGGCAAATGATTTTAAAAGTTTGGTCAGTGAAATTTCCGTCGATCATTTTGTCAAAATCCCGATTTCTTCCAGGTTTATGATCTGGAAGATGCGGTCCTGTTCCATTGCCTTTGCGAAACAGTCTGTACAGAGCGACATTGCAAAAGTCCATCCAAAAGCGCGAACCTGGGCTTCGTAATCAAGAGGAAAAAAACACTTGCGAACGTGGGTTCCTTCCTTGCCGCAAACGATACACGGCGGGTACTTTTTGCAGGCGTCGCTGTGAAGGTTGTTACGGTCGGCCATCAGCAGCAGCTGGCGCTGTTGCTCCCGGAGGTCTTCGCAGACTGCAGCCATGTTCTTAGAAATTAGGGTTTTGCGCTTTTTCATTTTCGTGGTTCCTTAAAGTTCATTATCAAAGCCAGGTTAAAGACAAGGTTAAGACGCCGGCGGCAATCCAATAAACGGCCATTCTAAGGTCGCCGTTAATGGCGTATGGGATGGCGGACAAAATCTGTAGGACCATCATAATGGTTGGGAGTATTTTTTCTGTACTCATGCTAGAATCTCCCGGCGGCAATGGCCTCGATTTCGTAGTTGGACTTGATACGTCTTTGTTCCATGTATGCGACAAGGTCTTCGCGCTTGAACATCATGTCGCCGCCTACCATGTAATATGCGATTTCGCCAGCGTGGGCCAGCTTGCGGAGCGTACACGGCTTGCGGTGGATGAATTCTGCAGCCTGGTCAATGGTCAGGTACGGGCTTTCGGGATTCGGAACGATTTTCGATACGGCGTCAAGAACAATCTGCCTGATCGTTTCCAAATCGTTTTTCGTCAGAATGTCTTCAAGGTTCATCTTTTTGTTCCGTTTTCTTGTGTTCGTAATACCATTTTAGCGACGCTTCGTTGCGCTTTTTGCGAAACTCCGGATCGTCTTTGCGCTTTTCGTAGCATCGTTTTTGAGCGGCCTGCCTTTTTGCTTCGGGGGAATTGTCGGCGTATTGCTTGGGTGGTCTCCCGCGCCTGGGCTTAGGCTTTGGCACTTCTTGCTCGGCTGTGTTCTTGACGGTGACGGCGATCCGTTCGCCGTGTTCCGCAATCTTCTGCTTGATCTTTGCGTAAAAGTTCGGGTCGATCATCCGGTCGTCATTTGAGTTTCACTTTCTTTCCTTTTGCGGTTCCTGTAAACAGCGGCCTTTTCGTTTCGCTTGTCGAGCATGGCCCTGTAGGCTTCCGGGTTTTCCTGCTTCGTCTTTTCGCGGGCTGCACGGTCTTTTTCTCGGCGAAGCTCAAGTGATTTCTGATAGCCTTCGGGGTCGTTCGCCTTGCGCTTTTCCCGTCGCCTTCGGGCCTTTGCTGCCAGCAGTTCGTGATAGTGCGTAGGGTTCTCTAGTTTCAGTTTTTTCCACCATTCTTTCGATTCCTGGAGCCGTTTCTCGCGGTTCTTTGCGTAGGCGCGCTTGTTATATTCCCTTGTCTTTTCCGGGTGCTTCTGGCGGTTTTCGCGGCGCTTCCTGTTGATCTCGTCCTTGTTATTTGCGTAATATTGCTTGTACTGCTCGCAGTATTTTTCTTTGTTTTTTTCGTAGCAGCGGTGGTTGTATTCGTGGACTTTATCCAGGTTATTCTGCCTCCAGGCTTTTTCAACGTCGCGGCAATGCTGCGGGTCCCTTTCTCGCTGGCGACGCTTTACAAGTCGGCTCTTCCTTTTTTTCTCTTCGTGCTTCTTCTGGATAATGTCAGCGACATTCCTTCCGAATTGAACGTCATGGCCGTCTTCCATTTCCTTTTGACGGCGTTGCCTGAGTAGTGTAAATACGTCTTCTGCCATTTTTCAAAGTTTGCGCCCCTCAATGTCCGGCAATTTTTGTTTATTTCGTGTAATTTACTGTTGGTGCAAAGAGGGGCTTTTTTTAAAGGTTGTCGATTAGTTTTTTAACGCTGTCTGCGAAAATCTTGTAGTAGTGGTGGTTGTCCTGTTCC